AAAGAAATCAGAAACCAATTTATAGGGTTATCGGGACAAGCCTATCGTGATGACCAGATAGTCTACGGTGCCAAAGATGTAGAGTATTTGTGTAAGATTAGGAAACTGCAGCTACCAAAGATTGAAGAGTTTAAACTACAGAATGTGGTTGACTTGGAGAATCAGGCTGTGTTAGCATTTGCTGACATAGAGTACAATGGTATTGATATTGATAAGGACAAATGGGAAGTTATAGCAAAAGCTAGCGAACAAGAAGCCTTGGGCATGAGAGAGAAATTAGATGACCTGGTAAAAATCGTCCCAGAGTTATCGTGCTTTGTGTTAACTCATGTCCAAGGTGACTTGTTTACTCCTATTGAAGATATACGTAAAGTTGGGGTCAAGTGGACTAGCCCTACTCAAGTATTGAAAGTATTTAAGAAACTAGTCCCTGAACTAGAAGACGTCAACGGTAAGAAGATGTACAAGTACAGACGCCAACATAAGATTATAGATTTGTATGTTAAGTACAAAGAAAAGATGAAGTTGGCTACGTCTTACGGCAGTGATTTCTTCAAATTTGTATCAAGCGATGGTAAAATACATACGCAATTTAATCAAATACTTGACACAGGTCGAGTGGCCAGCAAAAGGCCAAACATGCAGCAGATACCTGCTGATAATAAGTTCCGTAATTGCTTTTTGGCTCCTGATGGGTGGTGCTTTGTTAGTAGTGACTATTCTAGTCAAGAGCTAAATGTTATTGCATTTGGTAGCAAAGACCCAGTATGGATAAACGCTCTTGAACAAGGACAAGACTTGCACAGTGTATGTGCTGACCTTGTGTATGGACAAGAGTGGATAGATACAGCTGAAGACAATTGCAGTTATATGAAGAACAAGAGTAAGTGTAAGTGTCCCAAACATGGTAAGCTACGTACAAATGTTAAGACTATTAACTTTGGACTAGCTTACGGTATGGGCCCACATAAGCTTGCTGACACTCTAGATATTAGTATCAAAGAGGCAGAGACATTGATTGATAAATACTTTGAGGCGTTCCCGTCTATTGGTGGGTTCCTAGATAAACTAGGCAGCTTTGGTAAAAAGTATGGATACATCAAAACCTTTCCGCCTTACAACAGACGTCGTTGGTTTCCTACGTGGTATCCTCGTATCTATCAAGACAAGAGTCAAGCTTTTGAACTTGGTAGTATAGAGCGTGCTAGTAAGAATACACCTATACAAGGTGCGTCAGCTGACATGACTAAGAAAGCGATGATACTTATTAGANANTANATCAAAGANAANNATGTACCTGTCAAGATAGTTATGACTGTNCATGACCAGGTAGANACTATCTGCCAAAATGATTANGCAGAGGAGTGGGTAACTAAACTAACAGAACTGATGGAGCAAGCTGCTCTTGAGGTAGTAACTAACGGTCTGCTAAAAGCGGACACAAATATTAGTAAATCATGGGAAAAATAAGATATAGAATAACATATTTTCCAAACGAGCAGAAATACTCTATATGGAGACACAGAGACGATAACACTGTAGAGCTTGTTAAAGAGTGGTTTAACTCAAGAGCAGAAGCATCTGATTGGTTAAACAGATACTACGCGTTTTCAAACGATATTTCTATTGATGGAGATACTTACGAATTAATAACAAATTAAATCATGGGAAAAGTAACAGCTTATAATGTGAACAACTTAAAACGTTGTCATAGTATACTAAAGCTTATAGCAGAGGTTACAGAAACAAACTACAACGATATAAAAAGTCCTACTAGACGTCGTGAAGTTGTAGATGCAAGACGTATGTTTTGTGTTCTTGCGCGTAAGACTCTGTATATGCCTTTTGCATCAATAGCTAAGTTTATTAAACGGGACCATTCTAGTGCAATATATTATGTAAAACAACATGATAGTCTTATGAAGACAGATATGATGTATAAACATTTTTATGACTTATGTGAGTATGCTGTACAAGAGGGCAAAGTTGAAATAACTGAGGATGATACAATAGATTATATAGATGCTATTGTAACAGAAAATAAATATTTAAAAACAGAATTAGATACATTGCAAAAACAACTATCTAAAATTCACAAAGTATTGGAAATATGAAACAAGAAAAACCAAAGTTTGATTACAGCCTATTTGCATGTTTTATAGGCTTTGTAGGCATTATTGTAACACTTATAGTAATGCTAATTACTAACGGATTAAAAATTTAATTATGGAAATGAATATAGAATTGGATAATGGATGGCACGTCGCTGTTGACTATGAATATACAGCACCTGAAAAAGCTGTATACTATACTAGTAACGGAGACCCAGGTCATCCAGGNTCATCAGCTGAAGCTAGAGTNTATAGTGTATGGGCTACCCTTACAGAAAGAAACGGTAAACTTGTACAAGTAGATGTACTTAAGTTTCTAGTAGACACAGATTTGATAGATATAGAAGAAGTAGAACAAGAAATTATAAGCAAGCATGCAACTGACTATGACTAAACTTATTGAAGTAAAAGATGAAGAACAGAAGAAAGCTATTAATGCTTGGGCTAAGCGTAAGTTTACTGGTAGTATTATTGCTGGTACAGGCTTTGGTAAGTCCCGTTGTGGCGTTATTGCTGCTGGTAAAACTTTGGATACCATTGATACTGCTAAGGCGATTATCTTAGTTCCAACTACACAACTGCAAGCACAGTTCAGAGACGAGTTCTCTAAGTGGGGCTACGAACATATACTAGATAGAGTAGATATAGTTTGCTATGCTTCTGCATATAAAATAGAGAACGAGCACTACGATGTAGTTGTTTGTGACGAAGTGCACCTTGGCCTATCACCTGAGTATCGTAAGTTCTTTGAGAACAATACTTGGGATAGACTACTGTGTATGACTGCTACACCACCAGAAGAGATAGAGTATAGAGATATACTGTACAAGCTAGCACCTGTGTGCTATCGTATTGACTTGGATAAGTGTGTAGAGCTTGGACTAGTATCCCCGTACAATATTATATGTAAGCCTATTGAGCTTACAAGTGTAGAGAAACAAGAGTATGATAAGGCAAACAAGACATTTGTTTATGCTAAATACATACTTGGACAGTTTGATGCATTTGACAGAGCTCGTCACATCATGGGCTCAGGTAAGCATACTGCTAGCAACCAGGACAAGGCAGCAGCTGCNCAGTTCTATCGTGCTATTAGAGCACGTAAAGCTGTAGTAGACCATGCTGATGGTAAAATTGCAGAGCTACAAAANCTTGTGATTAATAACATAGGTGAGAAGATGCTTGTCTTTGGTGGTAGTAACGAGTTTACTAACAAACTTGCAGATGCAACAGAGACATTCTCTACTGTGTATCATAGCGGTAAGACTAAGAAGCAGAAAGAGCAGGCATTGAAAGACTTTAGGTCTGGTGATAAACCTGTGCTGTGCTCTACTAAAGCTTTGAACCAGGGCTTCGATGTAGCAGATGCTACCATGGCTGTTATTTGTGGTTTGACTAGTAAGTCACTGACTATGATACAGCGTGTAGGTAGGATTGTTAGATACCAAGAGGGTAAGATAGGCCAGATATTTATACTGTATGTCAAGGACAGTCAGGAAGAGAAATGGTTGAAAAGTAGTGTTAAAAATCTAGATAATGTGACCTGGTTAACTTGATAATCAGGCACATTTTTCGTAACTTTATAGAGAAATGCAGATACAAATAGACATAGAATTATTGATAGAAAATGACATCAGTGCTGATGATTATTTGGCGCTGTACGCTATTTATAGGAAGGGATTTAAAACGCTAGAACAGCTGAACATAAACCCTGACTGGGAGAAACTACAATCCAAAAGCTTTGTCAAGCTAGGAGAGACACTAGACCAGCATGTTATTAGACAAGAGTTTATTGACTTGTTTTCTAGTGACTTTGACCAGATGTTTGCAGAGCTTGTAGGTACATACCCAATGAAAGTTAGAACTAAGACAGGTAGCTACAGAATACTACGTGGCTCTGACCCTGACCTTAAGACTAATGCAAAAGCAAAGNCTAAGTACAGCAGGATTGTGGGTACAAAAAGATTTATGCATGAGAAGATTATGCGCTTACTNAANGTACAACTGAAGGTAGAGCGAGATAGACTAGANTACATGCAGCAACTAGAGGTATGGTTGAACAATCATACTTGGGAAAAATATATAAATATAGACGAAAATGCAGGAGAATCAGAAAACAGAATCACAAGACGTCTCTGACGTATTCAAAGACAGGGGCTTTCAGAAGATAGACAAAGCAGTCAATCAGTCTATTGCTATTGTTAAACAAGCTAAGCTTGGTAAACGTAATGTACTAGCTACATCTTGGAAGAGACTAAACAAGAATTTACTTGGTGGTCTACAGAAAGGTAAGATGTATGTCATTGCAGGTCGTCCAGGTGTTGGTAAGTCAGCATTCAGTAATCAACTAGTGTTTGANGTGTTGGATACAAACCCAACTAAGCCTATCATTGTATTGTACTGGACATTCGAGATGCCCGGTTACCAGCAGGTAATGCGTAGNGCATCAAAAGATGTAAAGAAACAAATGTCAGACCTATTGTCAGTAGAGTCACCTCTATCAGACATAGACTTTAAGACATATGCATCTAAGGTACAAAAGTATGGNCACTATCCTATCTATTTCAACAATATACCTCGTACTATGGAGTATATTATGCAGACTAACGAAGAACTATTCTTGCAACATCCTAATCACACAGTAATCAACTTGTTTGACCACTCGCGTTTGATCCGGGGTAACGAAGAGACAGAGCTTCGTAGGCTGAACACAATATCTAAAGGTTGTATGTGGATGCAGTCTAAGCTAGGTGTAGTTAACATANTNCTNTCNCAGCTTAACCGTAACATAGAACAAGAGCATCGTGCTAAGAACCAGTATCAGCCATTACTAACAGATTTGTTTGGTGGTGACTCTATTGGTCAGGATGCGCATGTTGTTATGATATTGAACAGGCCATACGATTTGTATGGTATTACAGAAACATACTGCGGTGAGAACCCGCAAGGCTTGCTAGCATGTCACATGGAGAAGAACCGTGATGGTTTACTTGGTATGATAGGCTATGAGGCAGACATGTCTACATTTACTATTAAAGAGAGGTCGTGATAACTGAAGTTACTAGAAAGACATTTACCATACGAGAGTCTGGTAGGTCTACAGATTTTATTACGCCTAGCTTTGGACACGGCTGTTTGTATGACTGTAGCTATTGCTACATGAAACGACACAAGCCTGATGGTTTAACTATTGCAAAGAATGTAGGTGATATACTTACAGAGGTAAATAATCACGCATATTTTACACCGGTAGACAAGCCCAACCAGACACATCCAGAGTACACAACTTATGACATAAGCTGTAACGAGGACTTTGCATTGCATGCTAAGTATCATAACTGGGAAAGCATCTTTGAATTCTTTAGAACTCATCCGGTTGCTATGGGTAGTTTTGCTACTAAGTATGTAAACAATAATCTTCTTACGTATAATCCTGAAAAAAAAGTACGTATAAGATTTAGTCTGATGCCACAGAAGATGTCAGACATACACGAGCCTAATACATCAAAGATACATGATAGGATAAATGCTATCAATAGATTTGTAGAAGCAGGCTACGATGTACATGTCAACTTTAGCCCTGTCATAGTATATGATGGATGGCTAGATGACTACGCTCAATTGTTTCAGGACCTAGACGATGCCGTGTTGTACAAAGATGACGTGCTAGCGGAAGTTATCTTCCTTACACACAACTTTAAAAAACACAAAGTCAACTTACAGAGGCACCCAAATGCTGAAGTAACTCTATGGACACCAGACATACAAGAGATTAAGACGTCGCAATATGGTGGCGAGAACCTCAGATATAAACTTAAATTCAAGGGAAAGTTTATAGAGCAGTTTAAACAACTGCATGACAGTATTATCCCTTGGAACACTATTAGATATATATTTTAATTATGGAACTACCAAAAACTGTGGTAAAGGCGAGCCGTAAATCGCCTAAGAACATGATAATCTATGGTCCACCTAAGATAGGTAAGACTACAGTATTGTCACAACTAAAAGATTGTTTGATTATTGACTTGGAGGATGGCTCCGACATGGTTGACGCCCTAAAAGTCAAAGTTAACAACTTGAAAGAACTTGGAGAGGTTGGTAAAGCAATCATCAAAGAGGGAAANCCGTACAAGTACATTGCTATTGACACTATCTCAAAGCTTGAGGAATGGTGTGAAGCTGANGCAAAAGTATTGTACATGCAAACTCCTATGGGTAAGAACTTTGAACAGAAGAACCCTGGCGCATCAGTCCTATCATTACCTAACGGTGCTGGCTACTTATACTTACGTATAGCCTACAAGAAATGGATAGATAGACTGAACAAGCTAGCGGATCATGTGATTCTAGTTGGTCACCTAAAGGACAAGATGCTTGAGAAGAAAGGCAAAGAGGTTGCTGTAAAGGACCTTGACTTGACTGGTAAAATCAAGCAGATTACATGCGCTAATGCTGACGCTGTTGGTTATATCTACAGAGAAGATGACAAGACTATGGTCTCGTTTAACTCTATGGACGATGTGACAGCCGGCTCACGTTGTAATCACTTAAAGGGAGAGACCATGCCCTTAGACTGGTCTAAAATATTTATTGATTAACCGCTTAATATTTAAACAAATGATTGAAGCACGCACAAACCCTGGCGAGGAAACGCAGAAAAACCAAACACCAGAAACTATNACTGTGACTATGATTCTAGAAGATCTAGACAACGGCATTGACCGTACAGGTATTCAAGAAAAGTATGGATTAGAGAAATGGGAAGTAACTCAAATGTTTCAACACCCTACATTGAAGGGTAAGAAAGCAAGGAAAGTAAGAAAACTTTCTTTCAACTTTGTAGATGATACTACACCAGATCCTAACCAAACTAGTATTCCTGTAGAGTCTCCAGATGTGGATGTACATACAGAAGCGTCTATGATTGTAGAAGCTACACCTGAGTTGAATCATCTTAACGACTTTGACCAGGAAGATGACACAGACAGTTTTGATTATTAATTATTAAATTTATTATTTATGGCTATTAAAAGCAATGACAGTAATGTCGAAGTAGCAGGTGGTGGAGTAAAACTATACTCTGGCCTTGCAAATTTTAAAGTAATTGCAGTTAACCCTACTATGGCAGAACTGCATGAACTAGGGATTATGGTAAAACAAGATCCTAACTACTATGTAGAACTTAACGGTACTGAGTACTTTAAGCTTACATTCTGGATTAAGAATGATGACCTTACTACAAGGTTTGACATTTTGATGAACGGAACAGAGCGTGTATCTCAGTCTGGTAAGAATCAGTGGCTAAATGCTATTGGTCAGTCTACATGGTCTGACGGTGAACCTGAGTACGATTGGTACAAGAAAGAAGGTTTACGTAAAGCACTAGTTGGCGAGGAGACATTGATTAACTTTGTTAAGCAGTGGGCCAATGTTGCTAATGGTGACGAAGCTTACTTTGATAGTATAGCTAAGATTGTTAAAGGTGATGTAACTGAAGTTAAAGCTTTGGTTGGATTACTAGCTAACAACGAGGTTAGATTATTGATTGGTGTTAAAGATGGTAAGTATCAAACTGTGTACACAAAAGTATTTGGCCGTGTAAAGCCACAGCGTGATGACATCTTTGCTAAGAATCTTAACGACGAGTACGGCGCGTTCAATGCTGAGTTTGACACTACACTTGCGTGGGGTGCATTTACTCCTGAACTAGCTGTAGTAGCTCCAGATACGGAAGATGCCACAGTATCAGAAGAAGACGACTGGGTGTAAGCTCGTAGTCTTTTGGCCAAGTTAAATATGGGGAGTGTAAAAGCTCCCCATTTTTTATATAAATTAGCAAACTTATGATTAAGAGCAGAGACAGTGAGATACATCTATCAAAAGATATGGTGTTGAGCAGAATAGGAGAGATAGATATATTTTCGTATTACTGCAGTCCTTTTCAGGAGCTCGGTGTACCATTCTGTAGTGACCTGCGTGAAGATAATAGTCCATCTGTGTCTATTATACTTTGGAAAGACAGGTTATTATACAAGGACTTTGGTCACCCTGAGCATACCTTTGACTGTTTCTCATATGTATCTTGTAAGTATAATTGTAATTTCTTTGAGGCCTTGCGCATCATTGATAATGATTTTAGATTGGGACTAGCACATATAAAAAGTGCAGCAGAGTTTACAAAAGGTTATATGGCATTTAGATCTTCTAAAGTTGTAAAGCCTAAGCCTGTTGTTATTATTAAGAAGAGATCTAGGCCCTGGATGAAGAAGGACGCAGAGTTTTGGTCAAAGTATTTGATTAGTAAAAAAACTTTACGTACATTTGGAGTCTGCCCTATCACACACTACTGGATTAACACTAACCGGTTCAGCTGTGACTTAAGCTATGCTTATAAAATAGGGACTAAATTTAAAATCTATTCACCTTATGAAGAAATCAAATGGATTAGTAACACTACTAAGCAACATATACAAGGATATAAGCAGTTACCTCAAGAAGGAGATCTCTGTATTATTACATCAAGTCTCAAAGATGTTATGTGCTTGTTCGAAATGGGTATCCCCGCAATCGCCTTGCAATCAGAAATGCAAATGCCCGAAGCCAAAACGATCAAAGAGCTCCAAGAAAGGTTCAAAAAAGTAGTACTATTCTATGATAATGATTTCACAAATCCTGGTAACCCTGGTCAAACCATGGCTGCTAAGATTTGTAAAGAGTATTATCCTATGCGTAATATATATTTACCAGAGGATTATGGATGTAAAGATTTATCAGACTACATAGCTAAGTTTGGTAGAACAGAGGGATTGAAAACGATTATACAAATACAAATATGAGTAATAGAGAAGTAGGAAACTTTAAATATAAAACCAATAAAGAAGTTAGACGTAAGATAGATAGAATTCTACATGATACTGTAATTATGTTTGCCAACCTGGGCACTGGTACGCCGTTAGACGTAGGTAGTAAAACAGAAGCAAAAAGATTAGAAGTAGAAATGTTAGATAAAATTAAAGATATTGACGAAGACTTTTACCACGACAGGCTTAAGATACAACGCAGTGAAGAGAAGAACGAAACAAACCAAGAACAAGAAAGTTAGGAATGCAGTTTCTAAGGTATACAAAGGCATCAAGTTTAGATCTAAACTAGAGCTATTTACATACAAGAAATTAGAAGAAGCAGGAATAAAATGTTTGTATGAGAAGAAGAAATATATTCTCATGGAAGGGTTTCGCTTTGAACAAGAAAGTATCGAGCCAAGTAATAAAAAAGCTACAAAAGGAGAATATATAAATAATGCTGACAAAGTCAGAGATATTACATATACACCAGATTTTGTAGACCCTAATGGTAAATGGATTATAGAAGTCAAAGGCTTTGCTAACGACGTCTTTCCTTTAAAATGGAAACTATTTAAGAATCACCTACAACAGACAGGCAACCCGCCTGTATTATACTTGCCTAAGAATCAAGGTCAAGTTTTGAAAACAATCGAATTAATTAAACAACTTTAATTTATGGAATACACAGAAGATTTGCTCATCCGCCTGGATGGGCTTGGGATTGATATGTCTAATGGTCCCGTAGACACTCTTCGTCAGCTAGATCAGCTGTACGAAAGCACGAGGTATAACACGTTTGGATACCTTGAGAACTTGAAAAGTTTTGATAAGATTTTTGAGCCTGTATATGGCTTGGCATTCTTTATACTAGTTAGAGATGCACGCAAGCAATTTAAAAGAGAGCTTGAGTTTTATGATCTAGCAGTAGAGTTAAGAGAAATACACGAACAAACTAAAATTAATAAACATGAGTATAAAAACGATTGACAAGCAGATCAAGGGATCTGAAGGTCTAGCAAAGAAGATTAACAAAGGCGCAGAGAAGATGGTCTTTGACATCTTACAATCTACACAGTATTCTACACCTATTCCTTCTACTATACGAGAGCTGGCTACCAATGGTGCCGACGCTCAGCGTGAGAAGGAGATGGCTATAGAGATACTAACTGGTAAAGCTGAGGTAGAAGACTATTACATTGAGCGTCACGGCGAGCAATACAGTGATAGTAACTTTGACATTAGCTATTACAGCCTGGATCATTTAGATACAGAGAACAACGACGTAACAATTACATACAAAGAGAATGAAGGAACAGGATACTGCGATGTAGTTACGATAAAGGACCATGGTGTTGGTATTGGTGAGCGTCGTTTGGAAGGTGTGCTTGAGCTTGGTTATTCAACTAAGCGTAACACAGCTGAGAACTTTGGTGCATTTGGTCTTGGTGCTAAGGTTGCATTATCAACCGGTGTAGATTTCTATACTATAGAGACTGTGCACAATGGTAAGAGGTTCAAGATGAACTGTTACAATTACAAGACAGACTTTATTATACCTGCGTTTAATCCAGGACTAGGTCAGCCTAATCCACACATTACACTTAGTGATGGAACAAAGGTATACTATGAAAATGCTAAGGCAAAAAATCAAACCTTAATATCGTTTGGGGTCAAAAAACACAACAGACGAGATTACCGTGATGCGGTAGAAGAGCAGCTGATGTATATGCCTAACATTAGATTTAAGCGTATTGCAGAGGATGGCTATGAAAGAGATGAGCACATTCACCCAAAGATTATGCACAACTCTGACAACTTGATTATCTCTGATACATATCTGTTCAGTAAACCACACATTGTATTGACTAAGGATGTAGGCGCACCAACCGGTGTTAACTATGGCTTTGTTGATTTCCGTGAGTTGGAGATGCAACAGATGTGGGGACCAATTGCTTTCAAATGTCCTGCAAGACAAGTAATCAATGACCCAGANACTGGTGAAGAGATTGTATTGCAAGANGGTGTAGATGTTACGCCNTCACGTGAGAAGGTGATATGGAATGAGAACACTAAAGCNTANATCAAGTCTGTAATTGANGCAGCTGCTGATGAGGCTAGTGAGATTGTGCAAGAAGAGCTACAACAAACAGACTTTGTGTCTTGGTTGATAGCTTGTAAGCAAGTCTTGACTAAAGCTGACAGCGGTAGTGTGCTTGGTAGATTGTCTAACATTATTGACCAGGAACAGCTCAAGCCTAAGTTTGGACCAGACCCTAGACTTAAGAACGAATCTGTAAAGAAGTTATTCGCAGGTATGAAGGTTGAGGTAATAACTAA